GCCTTGGCGGCGGACTCAATACCATCTACTGCCTTAACAGCGATCACGTCACTAAAGCCCAGCTTGATAATGTCTTGCAGCCGAGCATCAAAGCCGTCATAGTCACCCTCCAAATGAGCCTGCGCAGCCTTGCCGGCATTTTGATCATTGGCCTTGACCGCAGCTACCAGCATACGGTTAAAAGTCTCATCGTCTCCGGCCTCTCTCTGCATACGATCAACGGTTTCCTGATCGCCGGTAGAAACAGCCTTATAGAGCTTTGCGGACTTATCTGTATCCGGGAACATCTCAATGCCGAACTTCTCCAGCAGATCATCAATGAGCAGCTGGCCCTTCATCTCGTCATTAAACACTTCCTTGTACCCGTTGCGCAGGAGTGCATATCCAGGGTGGCGTTGAGGATCACATTGAATACAGATTGCACATCCCGGGCCACATTCTTGTATGGCAGACCGACAAAGGCGGACAAGGCGCCGGCCAAGCGGTTGATCTTCTGGACAGTGCTGATGGTGTCACTATCCATAGCCTGTACGGCGTCATACAAATCCGCAAACAGGTTCATATCTGCCCGGCTCACATCGTAGCCCTGAAAAATAGAGATTACATCTTTCAGCATCGGAATTTGTCCTGCCGGGTTCAAGTTGCTCCACATATTCGGCAGCAGCTGACCGAGGTACACTTCCAGGTAAGTCTTGTCGTCATCATCGTCTCGTGCTGCGGTAACGATAGACTGAAGAATAGAGTTGAGCGCCGCAGCTGCCACAAGCGATCCGACAACCCTTGCGCCATAGGACTTGGGGGCATTTCCGTTCTTCACCTGGTACACAGCGTCCACCAGCATGTTCAGAGAAGTGGTAGGCTCAGCCATGAAGGCTGTTGCCATCTTCATAGCGTTATCAGACGAACGCATCATACCCGATCGGGAAAATACAGAGTCATACACTTGGGTGCGGTCTACTACTTCAGAGAACCGTTCCCCGGCCTTCTGGTATGCAGCCTCACCGGTCAGGTGAAAATCTGTTTTGGCCTCGTGTACGCAGGCATTCCAGATATGTGCCCAGGTCAGTTCGTCCGCCTTTTCCGGCAGCGCAGACAGCACGCTGTCTCGGTAGTCGCTATCCGTAAACAGTGCTCCAAACTTTTGGCCAAATCCACGCGGCTTGTCTTCGTTGATCCAGTCCGTGGCCGTCTTCCCCATACCGGTGTCAAAGTAGCCCATCTCCTTGACAAAAGCCACCGGGGCGTACTTTTTCAGCTGCGCATAATCCCGCTTACTAACAGTCGTGGCCACAAAATGCTTCGCCGGAATAACCGCCATCGCTCTGGCGATCGCAGATGGCTGCTGGATAGCCACAGAAGCAGACGCGAACACGGCGCCCTTCTTGAACAGACTGATACCCTTGTTCACATACCGTGAGCCATTGTCCGGTCGCACACCGCCGTTCAGGTCTCGGATGAATTGCTCAATATACCGTTTGGACTCCGTGTCCATATAGCCACGAACCGCCTGCGATACCGTACCGTTTTCGCCCACCTGGGTGTGGTAGTTGTACACCCGCTGGAAGTCCTCCAGCGGCAGCGTGAACGCATGATACAACGCCATATCATTTACATGATTGGCCCACACATCGTCAAAAGACGAAATGACCAGGGCGTTGTTGGCGTGTACATTCAGCTGATTGGTAAAGCCGCTGTTCTTGATCTTGGCGTCACCGTTGGCCTTATCCTGAATATACTGCACATAATCACCGGCGGAACGCATAGGGATATAGTCGCTGTCCGTAAACAGGTCCATATCGTACATCACTCGAGATACCTCGTTGCCCTTAGCGCCCATTGTATCTGCCAAATAGCGCTGCATATCCTGGGCGTAGGCCTTCTGCTCCTTGGTGAGCATATCGGTGGCCTTGGCAATGTCTTCTACGGTCAGCGGGTGCGCCGTGTTGTCCGTCAGCTCCACAATGCGCTTGCCACGCTTGGAGCGGGTAGATACCTTGTCAAACACCATACCGCCCTGGGTCAAGTGCTGCATTGCCGGTTCGCGCCGACTGAGCGCATACAAATAGAGCAGCTGCTGCAAATTGAATTTCAGCTTTTCGCCGTACTGGGTATCCAAAGTGAAGGTCCTTTTTGGGTTCCAGTTGTAGGCATGGTACTTCTCTTTCAATCGCTGAGAATACTGCCGCGCATCGTAGCAATCCCGGGCCCAGGTGTCCTGACCACCGCGCAAGTTGTGGTATAGCTTCTCCAACGTAGGCGAGCCTTGCATTCTGAAGAAATACTCTGGCTTCAAAGCGTTGTAGCCAAAGCCCTTCATAAACTCGATACGCTCGTTGGTCTTCTTACCATTGGGATCCTTTTTGCTGCCCTTCAGTTCATGAACGATCTGCTGGCCCTGGCTTTCCACCGTAGCAGTTTTCTCTGTCTTGAATAGGCGGTTGCTGTTGGTAACAGCCTTTTTGACCGACCGGATCAGCTGATAGGTTTGTTCCAGCTCATCAGCGGTCATGTCGTTAATGGACTTGTCGCCAATGCTCTCCTTTAACTGGAGGATTTGTCCCTTAAACAGATTGTTGTAGTCCTCCACCAGAGTGGCATACTCGGTCTTTTGGCTATCATTGCCTTCTATTTTGTCGAAGCCGTCCCGCACCTTATTCAGGTAGCTGTCCAGCCTCTCCCCGGCCTTGCCGTCCAGTACCACAGCCCGACCCAGTTCTTTCACGCTGTCCAGAAGTCCATTGGGCACCCGGCGCTCTTTGCCGCCGTTTGCCGCCAGGCTCATCAAGTCCAGTATCTGCTTCTTGATTTTGTTCTTCTGCACCGTCTTGCGCCGCTTTTCCACATCGCGGTGCCGCCGTTCTGCGTATAGCTGCCGCTGGGCTTTCAGCTGATCGGCGTACTGGGTGCGCATATCTGCTTTGTCCTGCCGACTCTTGGATTGTACAGCCTTCAGCTTCTCTTCATACCGCTGGCGGTAATCATCCTTAACGGACTGGAGCCGCTTGCGGTATTTATTCTGCATCGCAGTAAAGCGATCGTTCTGTCGCTGGGCGTAGGTCTTGTACTCCGGAGTGTCCATGTACGCATCAAAAATATCATAGGCCACGGTAGTGGCAGCATCGTCCATGTCCATACCGTCATAGGAATAATAAGAGTCCTTCAACTCCTCCACGATCTCCAGCAGTCGCTCCGGCATGTTCTGGCTGTTCTCCTCAGCATCAAAAGTGCCCGGGTACAGTTCAGCCAGCTCCTGCCAAGCGCTATCCAAAGACTGTCCATTCTTGGCCAGATTGACCGCACCAAACAGTCGTTTGCGGTAGTTGCCGTATCGATCATGGTGGTAAGCCGTCTCTGCCTTTTGCTCATCGGACAGAGTGATTGCCATACCCCGCAGCGTGTCCAAAACCTCCTGGGCGTACTCGTCACGCACCGTGTGTTCCGGGGTACTATCCAGCAGCTCATGGGCAATTTCTTTTGCCTGGTCCATGACAGACGAAAAGGTCACATCATCGTTGTTGCCAATGTAGTCAAACAGCCCTTTCAGTTGCACCATCAGGCGAGGTGTATCCATCTTGCTGCCGGTAGACTTCTTCAGCTGCCGGGCCACACGCTGTACCTGGGTTTGAGAAGTATGGTGCCCGGTCTCCAGCTCTTGACTGTCAAACACCTGGCGCAGGGTAATGTTCATCTCGTCCAGCCGCTTGTCATCCCGCAACAGAGAGGTACGCCCGGTGTCGTCTATACTCTTGGACTTGCGACTGTCAGCGTTTAGTCCTTTTTGCAGCTGATCATTACGCACATTTTCAGGAGTTCTTCCTCCGTTACCGTTCCCTTCTTCTCGTAACGATCCGCGATTGAATTCAACATCGTGATGAAATTCTCTTTGCTGCTTCCCAGATAGGTTACTATTGTCCCGATTGCCGTCTCTGAAGCGTCTAATGAGATCAGCAGCTCGATAAGAAGTTTTGCCAGATCCGTTCTGGACTGACTTTCTAAGTTCATTGTACTCTCTCCTTGCAGTTGTATCCAATGGTTTGTACACTAAAATATCCCTTGTGGGCGTATCCAGCATTTTGTAAGCATAAAATCCGCTGCCAATGGTAATACAGCGCACCTCATTCATGTGGCGGTCTGTGTCCCAAGTCATAACCTCACGCTTTAAGTCCGCATACCGCTTTTTGCCGGTGGTGTTAATCACATCATATCCGACCTCGTCAAATTCGTCAACCTCTATTTGCTTTGAGTACCGAATATCCGGACTGTCGGTAGGATTACCATTGGTAACCTCTTTGATCTGATTGGAGTAGAACGGAATCGCAACGGTGTGCTGATCGCCGCCGTTTTTGCCGCCCTGATCTACAATGCCGTCATAGCCGCTGTCCTTCAAGAAGTCTGTGACTACATCCGGCACCGTGGTCCAAGCATGGGTTGTGCCGTTATCCAAATCGTCCTGCAACCGCTCCAGCCAATCCTCAATAGGAATGCCGTTCTTATCCCACATATCCGCCTGGGCATTGTTTGTGTCGTACCGGCTCATGTCTGCATCGTCCACATACGACTGCAAATCATCAATAAAGGACTGATCCAGCTTGCCGGTATTGTACGGATTGGTAATATTCAGATAAGCCTGATACACCTTTTCTTCCCGGTAGTCCGGGTCGTTGTACTGGGCCTGATCAATACCCACCGCTTTTAGCACATCCAAGAAACGGCTTTCTTCGTTCCAAAGATTTCCATCACCAAGCCACATATCTACCAGTACGGACAGCGCATTGCCCTTGGCACGGTGCAATTCGTAGTCGCTAAAGCTACCAATGCCTATTTGGTTGCCGGGCTTCAAGACAATGTTATCGTTGTCGTCCAGCGTGACCTGCTTGATCTTCTCGGTCATTGCTTTCTTTTCGGCTGCGGTCAAGGTGTTCCAGTATTCTGTAACCGGCTTGCCGTTTACCTGGAACTGGGTCTCGTAGCTGTCATAATCGCTATCATAGGCGAGAGAAGTATCTGCTTTATCCCTGCTGTAATTTGTGGCAATATCCGGATCGTCCGTAAAATACGCCATCGGACCGGAGGTTGCCCGCTTGGGATCAAACACATAACCTACCCGGTCCGCTCTGGAAGTACCGTGGTAGAACGGTTTGATCTTACCGTCCTCGTCCCGCAGCTCCGGCGCCACATGCTTATACCGCCGCTGCTGCGCCTCCGTCAGTTCGTTGCCTTGGCTGTCCACTTCCAAGGAATGCCTGGTGTTGTTTTTGCCGTTCTGTGCATTTTTTTGCCTATTCTGCATAGAATGAGTATTGACACCGGATCCATTTTGTGATACCTTGGTGTTAGCAGACACGGGAGATCTGAGCGGCGTCTCGGGCGTAAACTGATGGGGCGTAACTGCCATGTTGGTACTCAAGTAACCGTGTCTGTTTTTATTTATATACGCAGAGGTTACCCACGCCTTTTTCCACTTGGAATCCACTATGCTTTCAGCCACATAGTAGGTTCCATTTATTTTTTTGAAAAAGCCGACCATCGGAGCATAAGAACCATCTTTGTTTTTGAATTCGGAACTATATACCGGATTACCATTTTGCTCTCTTAGAATATCCACATCATCGTAGTTTTCAAGAATATATCCAACCCGTGCCAGATCATTCACATTTTTCATGGAATGGTCTTGTTCTCCGTTTACACCGTGTCTTTTTTCAATATGCCGCAGGGCGTTTGTGTTGATTGAATTCTTAAAGCCCTGAATATCTATACCGAGCAACCGTTTGATATCCGCAGCTTGTCGATCACTCACCTCGCCAAACTGTAAGCGTCCCACTTTCTCCTCGTAGGTTCCACTCTTAAAATCCTGGACAAACTTCAAGATTTTGTTGTCCACAGCTGCAAGGTACTCCTTGATCACCGTCTGCATATCGTACGGATATTGACCTAAGTCCTTTGAGAAGCGAATTCCTGTAGACGACTTGTCGTCTGTTGTATTTCTTTGCTCACCGTCCAGCATTCTTTGGCGGTTGTCAATGGCATTGTCCAGTGCGTTAAAGAAGTCGTCCAGCACCGGAACCTGCTGCGCCGCCTTTTGACCGGCTCGTGCAGTGGTATTCAGTGTGCCCTGTCCCTCAATTACGCTGCGCACAGCGTCCAGTAGCTTTGTAAAGAAGTCCTTGATCTTTTCCACAACGGACTTCTTTTCTTTTTGGGTCAGGTCGGTATCTTCCGCCAGCCACTTGGCGAACTTCTCGCCGCCCTCCTGCGTGCTGGCTTCACCACTGATGAAGTCAAAGATCATCTCGCTGACGGCATCTTCAATAGAATACTGCTTGCCGTTCTCGCTGTACCCATCTACATATTTCTGCAGCAGGTCAATCTTGTCATCGTGCGCATAATCGCCGGTTGCCAGCATATACTCCACAATCGGCCGGCAGGCGTCCATCATTTCCGCCGTGTTGTAGGCATGAGTGTACTCACCCAGCTCGTGCATAAGCGTGGCGTAGATATGCCCACTGTCCGGGTTCAGCACCACCTTGCCATTGGCAGGATCAATATAGCCGTTATCGTTGCTTTCCAGGCTGCCGTCCAGCACAATATCCAGCTTGGTCTTGGCCGCCACACGATCCAGGACTTCCTTTTCCTGCGGGGTAACCGTAGCTTCTCTGGTCAGCGTTACAACGCCGCCCTGGTTCTTATTTGCTTTGGTAACGGCGGTCTTGGTGGTGCCGATCTCCTTAGACTGCTTCTGACCGCTCAGGAACAACTCATTGGCAGCGCCACGGTCCATAATTCCCATTTCAATCGGTGCAGACAGTGTGTTGGCTGCCTGGTCAAATGTAATCTTGCCTGACGCACCGGCGTTGTAAAAGCTCTCCGCCGCGTGCAGATAGGAATAAGGGTTGACCTTGCTGTCGTAATTATTGACCAGCGCATAAGCGCCCAGGGAGCCAAACTTGGCAGCGCTCTTATAGACCGCCTTGGTGTTGGGGTTGTTGAACTGCACATAATCCGTAGTGGTCTTCGTACCGTCTTGCAGCTCGACCACTGTATGGCCGTCCTGCACCTTAAGAACGCCTTTCACCTGGCTCTCCGGCACAGGCTCTGCCCGCTGCAAATCCTGCGGAACCGGTGCTTGCTGCGCAGTCTGTTCCACCTGGGTGGCCACATCTGCATTTTGCGCTTTGGCTTCTTGGTTCAATTCTTCAATCTTAGCTTTCTGAATGCCGTTGTAGGTATCCTTGAACTCATTATACCCTTTTGCCTTTGGGTTTACAAGCAGTTCATTCATATATGCAGCAGAAGAACCGCCACGCAGCATTTCATAGGCCATACTGCGGGTAGCAGATTGCGCCCAGTCGGTGCTATTGTCCTGCAGCTCGGCGTACAGGGCCTTTGTGGTCTTGTCCCCTTTAATCTTCCCTTCGCCGTCAAAATATCTGCTCACAAAGCGTCTGGCGGCCTTGTCCACATTCTTAACGCCGCTGTCTTGCAGCCGTTGGCGCACAGCGTCCTCCAGCACGGTCTTTTGAGCCTGCGTAGTCGCAGCATCATCGCTGGTCTGCATTTCCATAGCCAGCTTTCCCAGCTGCCGCTTGGATATAGTTTTGCCGTTTTTCTCTGCATCAGCCAGCTCGGCGGCAATACGATACAGTTTGGAATTCTCATCCGCTGTCAACCCGGCGTCAATCAACTTTTTTGCATTTCCGTTACTGCGTACATTCTTGCCATAGCTATCCTGCTGCAAATGCCATTCTCCGGACATGATTGCTTCGTTTGCGCCGCTCATCGCCATACCGGACAGGCCACCGGCTAAGAAAGCCGATAAATCTTCTTGCCCCGCCATAGACACGACTTTGGCAAGCGCCTGGGAATTGCTCAATCCCTGAGCACGGCATTTATCGAAGGCATCCATCATTTTGCTTTGGTTGCCGTTTGCCAGCGTATCGACAATGCGATCAAGGATATTACTGGCTACCTCTTCCGAACCCTCTGACGCAAAACTCTTTGCAAGGCGGGCAAACACATTGCCGCCGGCACCGAGAATCGCATCCAAACCAAGTTTTTCTGAGATATACTCAACTGCACCATACAGTGCACCTACGCCCAGCGCACGATCGTCAGAAAAGCCCTGCTCTTTCATATCTGTAACTGTCTGCGTTGCCATTTGTGATGACATGATCAGTGAGGTGGCTTTTTTAGTAATGTTCTTTACCTTTTCAAGTGTCGCACCACTCGTTTCACCCCCTGCTAAGCCCACGCCGAGACTCTTACCGACCAGCATAGCAGCGACAGAATCAGCCATAGACATTCCTGCATTGTAGATCCAAGAACCGGTGTTTCCCAAAATGGTATTTTTATCTTTCCAATAGTCCTGATTCGCAATTTCTTCTGCGGTCGTTTCGCGAGTAGCGTTAGCCATCTTTCCGGACAGATTAAAAATATCGTATGTATCATCTACGGAATGGCCGGTTGCTTTAGCTGCTGCGCTGGTGATAAAACCCGGTGCACTCATTAGATTTTCACCAACAGAAGCGATATTGGGCACGGTGGCACCAACAGCACCGTCTTTAACCATTTCCCTTTGCGACTCTACAGCTGCGTCGGTTGCTCTTTGCTGCAAATCCTTGTTAATTGCTGATATATATTCATTTGCAGCGTCTGCGCCCTGTGTATTATACAGATAATTGTATGTGCCCCGCTGCACATCAGTCATTTGGCGATATTTCTCATCGTCCATCGTTTTGGTCATGCGGTTATTCCACATCGCCACATTGTCCGTGCCTATATTACTGGCAACACTGGCAATGGACTCAGACAATCCGTTCACCTTGCGATATACATCGTCCTGATTGGACTTGTCGATTTGCTTTGACTTAGCAGCATAATCTTTTTGATTAGGAATATCCGAATATTTGTCGACGATTTTTTGTCGCCGCTCGTACTCCTCCATCTTTTGGATCTTTTTATCATATTCATCCAGCGCAGCCATGTGCCGATTTGCTTCTTCCTGCATTTTTGCGGCGCGCTCGCTATCCGTCCGCTCCAATGCGATACCAATCAGCTTGTCTATGGTGTTGCGTGTTTGACCACCGTACTGCCGTGCATAGGCTCTGCGCTCTTCACGCAGTTGGTCAAGATTTTCCACTGTATTCGGAGTGGCATCGAAAGTATCAACGGCCTGTAATGCTGATGTCGAAGCTCTCCAGCTGGCATTTTTAGCCTGATCGCTCTCCATGGCGTCTAAAACCGCAGCGCCCTGCACAACATCGTGATTGATATAATCAGAACGGCGTACACCCTCTCGCTTGTCCTTTTCCTTTACGGATTTCTGCAAATCTGCCCAATATCCCATTTGAAACTCTCCTTCGTACTATTTCTTCTTAGGCGTTATCCCATAATTTCGACACAATGTATTGTATTGAGATTTAGATATATGGCCCTCAAAATATGCATCCTCGATCGCTTCCGCTTTACCCTGTTTTGTACGATTCATGCCAATAGTTTTAACAAAGCCGTCCATTTGTTTTTCCGTCCATCGTTCGCCTCGATTTTCGTATCTTGAATTGTCAAACTTTTTCTCCCATGACGACTTCTCATCAGAAGATGCATAAACAGGATTGCTGTTTCCAAAACCAGTACCGTAGCCACCGCGTCCACTGGATCTGGAAGAGCGAGAAGAGCGTGCAGCCTTGGCAGCTTTTGCAGCCTTGGCAGCTTCCTCCTGCTGCCGTTTCCACTGCAGTACATCCAGCTGGTACTCCTGATCAGCCTTCCACTTGGAGAGCGCTCTGTCCGCCTTGTTCTCACCCAAGTTGCCCTCGTATTTAGCCATATCGCTAAGAAAGGACAGGTTATCACTGTATGCCTGGCTATCTACCGCACCGCTCTTTTCCACCGCTGCGTCCCACAGAGAGCGTGCGTTTTGTAGAGCTTCCACCTTGTCCTGGTACTTTTGGTAATCAAACGCACCGGCCTCATTGGCTCGCTGCCCACCGGCGGCTCTATTCTCCATTTCCCCGGAGTGGATTTGGTTTGCCGTAGACAGTTTGGACAGCAAGTCCTCATTCTGACCGACCAATCCGTTCATATAGCTCTGCTGGGCAGCAGGCACGGTGTAGTCCGTGTCATAGCCACCGGCCATATTCTCTTCTGCGTTAGTCTGCGTGTCCGCTGCTGCCAGCTTAGAAAGCGCCGCATAGTCTCTGGCATAATCGCCGAACACATCAGCGTTGCCGAAATTGGAAGACTGGGCACGGCGATTGAGAATATCATCCACCGCACCCTCTACCATCTTAGCGAATGTGCCGTTACGGTAAGGGCCAATTGCGCTGAGTTTCTTGTCATAGTCGTTCCTGTTTTTCTGTGCATTCTTGGTTGCCGCAGACTGTTTCACCTTGCCAAGCGCTTTTCTTGTCTTAGAACTGTAACTCATCCAATCCCTCCTTACTTCTTGTTAAGAATTTTTCGCTGAAGTTTGTTATTCCGATCGGCAATAGCCCTTTCCTGTTTGCGTGCCTGTTGGCTCTCGTTCAGGTTGCCGTAATACTGCTGTTGACCGGAGGCAAAGCTGCGATCATCGTTCCATTTCGTGTAATCGTTGGAATAGGAAGTATTGAACCGATTCGTGTTGTAATCCATCTTGTTATAGGCGTTGCCCACAGCGTCCTGATACCGCCCATACTGCTGCTGATTCACACTATCAAGAAGGTCATAGGCGTTCTGCTTACCTTGCTGCTGTTGGTCATACTTTTGATATGCCAAGGATAAAAGCTGCGACTGTATATTAGACAGATTGTTTAACTGCGCCTGGTTGGCAGCATTACCCGCCGTAGTCGCCGCAGAGGATGCATAGCCACCTGTTGCTGACGCCATCTGGCCCATAGTGTCCAGCATATCATTACGGCCCTGCGCCTGGTACTGTGCCTTATAGGCCTGGTATGCAGCGTCATTGTCTGCGTCATAAGAAAACTTTGACTTTAAGATGCCGCCCAACATATTTTGCAGACGGGCGGTATAGTCCGTCAGGCCATTTGCCTTGGCATATCCGCCATAGCCGCCGTTTAACAGAGAATTGTAGCCTTTGACGCTGGCGTCCATGTCCTTCTTTTCCTTGGACTTCATCAGTGCTTTATAGTCCTTGGAATTGGTCCATCCGCCGCTATACTTATTGACTGTTTTTGTCCAGCTGCTCAGGTTCTTTTGCGCAGCCGTCTGTTTGGGCTTGCTTTTCTTCGGTTTGCTCTTTGCCATTTATCTGATCCCCCATATATGCGATATTGTTCGTGCTGTGATCGTCACACTGCCGCTTTTCACATTGGCAGAATAGCAGTTGTCGATCGTCACCGTATTTCCTGCGTAGTCGCCGTCCACGGACCACACAGTAAAGTTGTTTGTTGCGCTAATGTGCGTATGCGACCCGCGAACGGCAGTACAGCTACGGTCTCCGTCCAGAATAGGGCACAGGGCGTGCATCCAGCTATTGCTAAAGCGGATAAGCAGAAAGCGGTAGTTGTCCACGCTGTCATTCAGAGTGATCGTATCGCCAGCCTTTGCGGTACTCCCGCTGAACAGTAGAGCGGATGACCGACCGTCCCGGATCATCTCGTCCACCTGCTCCGTTTTCAGGCCTTTTGTACTCTGATGATCACCATCTCCGCCATTGGTTAATGACGCCAAAAAAGTCCGCGTCATATTCTGTTCGTCCATGTTGTTCAGCGCATAATTCAACTTATCTGCCATCTGGTTCAGGTACATATACAGACGCTGTATCCGCTGACTATCCGTTACGCCGTCAGACGGCTTACCAATGTTAAAAGTCATAAGTCACTCCCTAAAGTCATTGTGTTTGCAATACTGATCACCCGAACATCTCCGCAGCCTTCCAGCCGCAGCGCATAGTGATCACAGGCTTGCGGAACGATATTCAGCACTTCCGTCTTAGGTGTACCATTACCGGTCAACACACCCATTTGGATCCACTGCCCGCTGCTGTCGTACTGGATAAGCGCTTTAAGCACAGCGCCAAGTGCGATCTTAGCCCGCAGGTTAATACGGCTGACGATCTTCTTATCCGGGTACGAAAAGTCTATGGCACCGGTCTCCGCGTACCATTCCACCTTGTCTTCCGTTTGGTACAGTTTCAGTCCAGACAAAGCCGTCTCGTTATGTCGGCCAAGCTCATGGAAGATACAATCCGGATCCATTGCATAAACCGACCCAGTGTAATCCGTGATAAAGTGCAGATACCGCATTCCGTTCAGACGCACCCACAGGCTGGTATTCAGGTCATAGACAAATGTCTCGTAGCCGCCGTCCGACTCGTTCTTCATAGAGATATAATACTTGCCAAGGGAACTTCCGGCGTTGGCTTCTGTGTATCGTGTGTTACCCAGGGCAGCGGAAATGTTGGTCACCGTGCTGCCATCAAATACACACACGCCGTCCAGCGACTTATAGAATACTGCTCCATTCAGCACCGCCAGTGAGCCGGAGCAGTCATTTTCAACGCCGCGATCTTCAATGGCAATGCGTTGGTATGCCGCCGGATAGCCGCCGTAAATGCCATAAATCTTATTTTGTTTGAAGAAGTACGGCATATCGTTTAAGGACACCGCGCCGGTAAACGGCTCATCATCACCCAGGGACAATGCGTAGGAGTCAGATGCCGTATTCTCAAAGCAATACCAGTTGGTCGGATCACCCAGCTTGCTGGCGTAGATTTGGTTAATATGCTTACCTGCGGAATCTTTGCCGTACTTGCAGCCCCACACGCGGTTTTGGGAAACGGTGACGAGGTCAAATTCTGGAATGACCTTTTCAATCGTAGCGGGTCTGCTATAGCTTGCAACAGAGCCACGCAACATACCCTTAACTATCATCCAGCTGCCATCATCTGCCACAGAGTGCACATTCACCCACTCTGTTGTAAATGCATCATCCGGAGACAGCCTGATTGTGTCTCCCGCTTTGACGGACTGGAGCACATCATCTTTGATCTCTGTTGTGTCAATATGTACATAGGTCACTGGAAGAGCAATCCAGGCGTCTGCAGTAGAGGAATAGGATTTATACACCGGTGCGTCTGCATTTGTCGTATCGAGCCAAAAAGTATAGAACCAGGTATTGGAGAACAGCACATTGTCCTCTGCAACCCAGGCACCATCCTCTTTTCTGTACAACGTGCCTTGACTATACTTCTTCAAACCACTGCCTGTGGTCCCGGTGGTATCCAGCCAAAAATCATAGTTACCCACTCCAGGGTCTTTGTCTTGCCGCTTCCACTTAGCTGCTGCACACAACAACACAAGCGCACCGTGCTCGTCCACAATTCTCAAGTCGCCATTAGAACGCACAACATAGGTACCTACAGCAGCGCCCGCCGGTTTGCTTGCGCCGCAATACAACCTTGTGTGAAGCGTTCTGTCTTCTGTACACATCGTGCAAACTAAGTTTTTGCTTGCTGTGGCCTTAAACGCCAGCGGCAGCACACCCTTGTCCGGTTCTTCCGTGTCAAAATACAATCCGTATGGGAAGATTAGGATTTTCGTACCAAAGTTCAGCATTTGTAATTTGCCGTACACGGTCGTAAGATTCTGCGCACTTAGATCGAGGGCGTATCGCCTTCCGGCGTAATACAAAACATCCGCCAGTACCGATGCTATGCGTCCATTTTTTATCATGCACCCAGAATTGTTTCGCTGAACAGCATTTTTAATGGTCATGACATCTGTTATATCTGATTGAAGAATACGATTTATATCATCCTGATGTTCATCCAGCATTCTCTTTTTCAATTCATCATCTGCGATTTTTTGCTCTTCCTCTGTTGGTTTTTGTTCTCTAACTGCATCATATTCGTTGGAATAATATTCCAACACCACAACAAGTTCATCTTTTGTAGGAACAAACTTCTCAACATAACCTTTAAAAGTAGATTCAAACTCTCTTCCATAAAAAGTAGCCAACACTTTTCCATCGTTAGCGGACTTCACATAAAAATCCCAGCTTCCACAATCGACCGGCAAATACCAAGTAGGAACACCCGGACCAGCTGATATAGTAACCTTATCCGCCATTGCCTGTACGAACCTCACATGAAATTCAAATGTTATGCGACGCTTAAGTCGAAGCAAAGTCTTGCCATCTGGTAACGGTCTGCCGTTATCGTTGTCTATAATCGTAAAAGAATATTCATCACTTGCAATTGCAATTCTATTAGGTACTACTGTCCCATCCTGTAATGAGAACCACTCGTACTCGGTCTCTTTGCCTATTTCAGGATATTTGTACCGGTTCATCGGTGCGCGGTTGGACAACATAGGGTAATCGTCCAATGTGATATTCTCGGTATTAAAGAACTCTCCAGCCTGCTGCACAACGCGGTGGTTATAGCCAAGGAATGTGGAGATCATCTCTCGGTTGTTGCTCACATTACTAAGCACTGGTCTTTGCATACTCGCACCTCCTAAAAGCACAGCGGCACATTCTTGGCCGCGTGCGTGCGGTTGTACTGGTTACGGAATGAGGCCAGCATTGTATTGAATACAGAATTTACAGCGCTGTATCGGTTGAAGTCACCGGTGTACAGCAGCATTTGGGACTGCAAGTAGTGTATGTAAAGTTCGTCATAAGGGGACGGCACAAGCAGTTCCTGGGTATTCGGCGTTTTCTCCGTGTACCCGGCAAAAGCAGGTGCGCCCTCTCTGGCGTCCATAATTTCCAATTTGATTTGTTTATCCAGTCTATTCAGCCAGGCGATTTTTTCCGTCATCGAAAAGGTCGTGTTGGGGCACAGCTTGTCCGCCTGGTTGACTGCTTCCGCAATTGTCATATTGTTGTTCCCTCCTCATAGTAAAAAGGGCAGACGGAATATTCCGTCCGCCCTTTGTCGGTTACATACCGGCTGCCTGTGCAGCCAGCTTTTGAATGAGCTTGGCATTCTCTGCTTCCATCTGAAGTCTGCGATTGACTACCTCTGCAATCGGCTCCGGCACTTCTACCGGGATACCGCGCTCGATCTGATATGAGCCAACGCCTGCCACAGAAGCAAACATGTGGCTCTCGTTATTCATCGGGTCCAGCGGAATAAGCACAGGCACCATCTTCCACTTAGGTGTAGGTGCAGTTTCTTTCTTCTCAGCCATTCTTAATAGTCCTCCAATCAGTTTTCCGTGGTGCTGGCGTCTGCACTGCGGTAGCTACAGCTCTCAAAACGAATGATGGCATACTCGTTCAGAATCTTTGCACCGTGCGTAGCCTTCCAGCCGGTGGAGCTACGCTGGTTCAGCGGATCATCGCCATAGCCCAGCGGCTTAACGATATAGTCCAGACCCAGGCCGTCCAGCTCGGTAACGCCGTAAGCATTGGCGCCCAGGAACAGCGTTCCGTACACAGCCAGATTGGAGCCGGAAGTCTGCTTGTAAATCTTAGCGTTGGAAGAGTCAACAAAACGGCACTTGCCAATCTTACCGATCTCGCCCTCGAACAGAGCGGTGGTGTCCGCATACTTGTGCATTTCCTCCCACTCGCTGGACAGCATAATATCCGTCTCCACATCAGGGTGGATAATGCAGACATAGTATCCATCAATGGGGGTAATATCCCGACGCTTCAGCTCGTTGACCATCTTCTTCACATCAGCCACGGTCAGTTTGTCAGCCGCAGTCAGTGTATCACGAGAAGTTTTGCCGCCGGCATAAGCCACGCTGGTGGTTGCCTGCATAGCATTTCGTGTCACCAGGTCAATGGTGTTGCCCGCCTGGTTACCCTGCTCTTTGCAGTCCTCCACGATCACATTATCGAACGCGGCAGTCTGCAGCATATCGGTGTGCTTAATGTAGTCACCATACTGGCTAACAGTGGCCTTAATGGCGGTCACAGTCCGTTTGGTACCATTAGGCGTTACACCTTCCACAAGCGGGGTCAGAGCAGGAGGCAAGCTGGAAAACTTACGCCACTCTGCTACCTTGCCGGAGCCGCGCGGAATGGGCTTCTTCTGCCCGAACTGACCATGCACCATTTTGGGCTCGGCATTCCTCAACAGCTCCTTAATGTAATATTCCTTGATTTCAGCCGCAAGGCCGGTGTCAGTCGTTGCAGCCATATTAGCAGTGCCATCGAACAGCTGCAGGTTCATTTTCTTATTCATGTTTCCTCCGTTTCTGACAGAGGATCGGTTTTTACTTGCCGCTAAGGAATCGTTTAATATCCTCCGGCGTTTTCAATTCCCCTGTCGCAATTTTCTTGTTGATGAGTTGGTGCTGCTCTCTTGTCAAGGCAGCAATGTTGACAGAAGTCTTGACCGCAGGAGCGGTAGAAGATGCGTTCTCTTTCGGCACATGACCGCGTGAGCGGATCGTGTCCGCAGCGGCTTTCGCCGTGCTTTGGGCTGCAAACTGCATTGCGCCACCGGTGAGCTCGGTAAGGTGGCGTGCTTCAAAGGCAGTCTTGAGCGTGATGCCGGGGCATTTTAACAGAGAGACAAACTCAGGGTCTGCCAGTTCCGTATCCAGGTCAAATGCGTCCCCATACAAGGACTTGACCGCCTCACTCTCGTCCAGCCACTGCTGGTACTGCTGCGCTGCTGCGTTCTGCCGCTCGCGTTCCTGCATTTCCTGTCGAAACGCAGCGTTCTCACGCTCCAGCTTGTGCATCTGTTTCAGCGACTCAATCGGCACACCCTTCTCCACTGACTCCTGCTCGTAGAAGCTGTTGTCATCTTCCAGGGCCTGCATAAGTGCTTCCGGGTCCGTAGCGTCTGCGCCATATTTTTCGCCCAGCATATCAAGCAGGGGCAACACCCTGTCATACTGTGCCTGTGCGGCTTCATCAGCACGGAACCGCTTTTGCATTGCAGCGTTGATGTGCTTTTGATACGCATTCTTGTACTTGTCCTTAATTAGAGCCTTAAACTCTTTGTCAAGGTCTTCCGCTGTGCTCTCACGAGCACCATCCTGCGTGGCGGGCGCAGTATTGTCTGCCGTATTGTTCTGCGTGGCGGGCGCACTGCCAGTGCCGTCTGCTGCACCGCCCTCACCATCGAAAAGCTGCAGCAACATGGGCATTAATTTGTCTGTTCTCATAGGAACTCCTTTCTGTCCGTATCAGGTGGACGAACCCTTTACTCGCATAATAACAAAAGAGGGGGCGATTATGTCACCCCCCCTTTCAGCTTATTTGGATATGCCCCGGATAGCTATCGGCCAGTATTTCCATCCCGCACCGAAAAAAGGTAAACGCTGCCGGCACTGTACTCTCATTTGCCATCGGTGCGCAACGAATACACACATTTCCCGGAGAAATCTTGATCTGTGGTTCACACAGTAGAGCGCCAGCTACATACGCCCTACGCACGACTTCCGCCAGCGTGCAGGTAAGGGCAGAAATAGCAGCGCATACCAGGTCATGATCCTGCTCGTTGCGTGGCGCATCGGCGTGGCCTTTCAGTTCCACGGAGCGAGCGCCAATATGTACCGTAGTCATTATTCCGGACTCGTGCTTGTGGCTACCCTCTTGCGTGCCTGCGTTGCAAGAGAGTTGTCCTGGTATTTGTCTGTGTTACCTAAGCTGTCGCTGGCGGTCGGCGTTGTGTCCACCGACTGCGTGTCCGTCACCGCCGCACCGCTCATTGCACCCGGTGTCATATCCTGACCACTCATCAGATCTTGACCAGTCAACTGCTTAATGATCTCATTACTGGTGTTCAGTGCTTGTGTCATTTGCTGAATCGTTTGCCACATCGTACCGTTTTCCTGGACCCGCTGCACTATGCGGTCTTTGTGGTTAATATCCATCATATCCAGAAGTGCCAGCGCCTGATCTGCGTTCTGCGGGTTCAACACGCCCAGGTTGTACATCTGCACTGCCAGCTCATTTTGAGCCAGTTTACTGTAAGGGCTGGCCTTGCTGGCTGATACATCCACATCGAAGTTGGGCATCTGGTAATACTCATCGTCCGGAAACAGCGTTTCAATACGCCGCTCCTGCATATTCTGATTGGAGAAGGTCTCAAACGATACAGATCCATCCGCGCCGGTAATACGGAACACACGAGGCATATCGTAGAACTGCCGAATACGCTCGATCACCATCAAGATGATCTCCTTGTATGCCCGGTATGTACCCTTGATTTGCCAGCGTGAAGTCTTGCTCCCGGCTTCCTGCATAGCGCTGATTGCACTGGCTGCCGTTACCCCGCTGCTTGTACCGCCGCTGGACACATCACGGTTGCCGCTGGTCTCCTTCATCTCGTCAATCTTGTGCATGAGCACATTATAGGCGTTGCCGTCTATGCCATTGATCACGATTGGCGCATAGGTGTCCTGGCCCACATTGTTACCCACCTTAATGAAATGCTTGGAAGTATCCGCGAAGTCGTCTTCGTTGATCTCGCCATCGTCACGCACCAAATAGCGCGGCACAGAGCTCCAAATCGCGTTTTCCAACATCGCCTGGGACAGCTTGTCGATATATTCCTGCGGCTCCTTACAGAGGTCCACATAGCCATATCCGGCAGGACTTCCGGCCACACGGAACAGCGGGTCAAACACAAAGGGATATTTGCCGTCAATATACAGCCCGGTATCCTTCCGTTCCGGGTCATTCTCAGTTGCATACAGCACTACACCGTTGCAGAACTTCACATAGTGCACCACATTCTTGCCGTCCACATTCACCTTGTAGTACCAGTCTACCACCTGACTGCGATTGCTCTTGTCCACCGTATCATCAAACTGGTACTCTGTTTGTATCACACTGTGCATAGAGGATAATCGGTCCTTCAGCTGCGGATACTGAGACACCAGTACATCGTTATTGGCAGAAGTGATATGAAACAGATTGGCCGAGTCTTGGATATTCTCAATCCCAGGCTCCCAAGCAAAATTCAGGATATCGCACTTTTTAACGCTCACATCGCCAAGGCCATTCAGCTTGTCCTGATCCCACACCACAGCGTATATGCCTGTACCGTTCAGGACCTTGGAGTGCACTGCCTGGTCAAACTCCTGTTCAAAGCCGTTCTCATCCAGCACCACCGGCACCACGGCAGATAACTGCTTAGCGGTCTCCTTGTCGCCCTCTTCCTGCGGCAGAATATTGGGCTCAGGGAAATTGTCCATATAGTCAGCGACCTTGTTATCCACGCAGGAATGCAGCCATGCAGACGCCGGCTTAATGCGCTTGTCACCCTCTTTGCCGTGATCTGACTTGAAGTTGCCCCAATGTCGCAGCTTCCACCAGTTTTGGTTGGCCACCACTCGGGCATCTACGGACGCCTTACCAGCCATGTACTTATTCAGCAGCTCCATAGCCCGCTGCACATCTTCTTCTGTAATGGTGTGCAGTTCTTCCTCTTCCGGCTCTTCGGCTGACATTTCGTCCACCAGCTGCTGCGCCTGTTTGATCGGGTCATCAGCAGCGGGCGCTACAGCATCTTCCGGCTTCTTTTGCGGCTCTGTCTGCCCCTGGGCGTGCTGCATAAATTCTTCCTTACTCGGCTTTTTCTTTTGCTTAGCCATAATCAATATCCTTTCTTCATTTGATCCAGAGGGTCGTCTGCCAGCGCTCTGGCCGGTATCTTCCGCCTGGGCGGTATCTTCTGCAACATGGAGAAATAACGGAACTCATCCATTGCGTGATCCTCAAGTTCCGTATTCAAGTCCTCCACCTTGTGTTCGTCATACATCATCATAGGGATGGTCCGGATGAAGTCCTTACAATTCTTGAACACATACATCATCGGGTACCCACGCTCGTCAAACATCAGCCTGTAATGGCACTGCATCCACCCGGCTATGCGGGTGTTATCGCCACGCTCAAAGTACACGCCGTGTCTGTTTGCCGTCTCCGCAATGGAATACCCATCATCCTTAGCGAAGATAGCAGGGTCTGCTACGCCGGTAATATGTCGGCCCGCCAGCAGCGGGTCATGCGTTTCTATCTCTCTGATCTTCTGGAATACAATATCCGCCGGTAGTTTCAGTCCATCGTTCGGCGAAGTGCAGCCGTACCATTCCTTAATGCGGTACACCACACCATCATATCCCTGAGCCCACCAGCCACAAGAAAATGGCTTGCTATACCCCCAGTCGAACGAGCGATACACCTTCCAGTCGGCAGGAATATCAAACGGATCTATCACATGGGTCCACCTACGGTCTGTATAGTGGTCCGGGTTATTCCGCCATTCCTCGAAGAACTGACCCGAAAACACATTCCAGTCACCATACCGCCATGCTTGGCGTACCTTGGCAGGCAGCGCGTCCAACTGCTGAAGGTACTTTGGGCTGTTATCAAGCAGTATTTGATTGTCTGTCACCAGGGACTGTATGAACGAATAATCCTCCGGGTTCTCATTCTCATCGTACACCCGATCAATGAATAATCGTTTGACCCACTGGTGACCAACGCCACCAGGGTTGCAGGTAAGGTACATTCTTTTAGGGTGGCTATTTGCGCCGCGCACACACGCCCACAAAGTCTTGAACATATCCTCCGTGAACTGCGTGGCCTCATCCAGGTACATGATATCGCACTCCGTGCCTTGGAAGCGGCCAAGGTCTCTCTCACGCTCCAAATAGCGGAACAATATGCGACTGCCATTAGGGAATGTGATCGTCTTCTTACTGTCGTTGTACACGGCCAAACGCCGGTGCCTATCCGGATGATAGCATTGCAACGCCCTGGTCAGTGGCACGATATGATTTTCCGTAAGCTCGGGATAAGTCTTGCGCACAATAATTTGCGTAATACCCGGACAGGCGTAGCTCATCACCTTAGCCTTGCAGTCAACTACCCAGCTTTTGCCACCACCTCTGGCACCACCAAAGGCAACAACATTGTGGGTGTCTGTCAGGAACTCCACCTGCTTAGGCTGTGGCGTGCCCAGGTCCAACACTTCACTTGGCATACTTCTTCACCTCGTCTGACAACACCACCTGCACCTCCGGTGCGCCGGCTGCCACATCGTCACGCACATTCAGAAGATCCTTCACATCCTTCAAGCTGGAAGAAATCTGTTTTGCACCGGCACGGTCCACAGCCACACCTGGCACACGCACCACCTTGTACTCGCCGTCTTGATGCTCCACGGAGCACATTTCATTCAGCTCCTTTATGGCTTGGTCCAACTTATCCATAAGATCGTCCGCAAGGCGGTGCAGCCGCTCAACGCGCTTTACTTCCTGCTCCACAGACATGTCCATATATTTTTGTTCCACTTTGGCCCGGTAGTCGTTCCTCTGTTCCGTCCACTTCTCGTTAGCTGCCCTCTTACGCAGCGTGGACTGTGAACAGCTGTACTCGTCTGCCAGGGTCCGCAGGCTCTTACTGCCGGAGACATATTCTCGCCTCACCCTATTCCAGTCCACTTGATCACCTCACTATGATTTAAGCATAACAAAAAGAGGGTGACTTTCGTCACCCCCCCGATGATACCATAGCTATGCGTCATCGTGCAGCTGTGCCAGCGGACAGCCTTTCCAGCAGTAAGAGGTGCAGAATGACCGCATGTGTTCATCTTTTTTGACCTTAGACCGGAATACCACACGCAGCCCGGAACTATCATACACTGCCGGTGCACAGTTGATCTGTACCGTCTCCTGGCTGTCATAGTAAGGACAGATAACCTTGGCATCTCCGTAGCTCTTCTGCTTTGATTTTGACATCATTTGTTGCCTCCTTAGCGACCTGTGCTCCCAAACCCGCCATTTCCTCGTTCGGTGTCCGCCAGTTTGTCCACCAGCACCAACTCCGGAGTGTCGATCTTGACCACAACCAGCTGGCTGATTTTGTCCCCACGGTGCACGGTGTAATCCGCGCCGCTGTGATTGTACAGTTTGACGGCAATGCTGCCGGTGTAGCCCACATCAATCACGCCCTCGCTGGTGATTCCGTATTTCACATTCAGTCCGCTTTTTGATTTGAGAAAGCCTGCTGTGTGTGCCGGCAATTCAATATGTACCCCGGTGTCAATGGTCACCGCTCCATGTGCCGGAATTACCGTGTCCACCGGTGACAGCAGGTCAAGCCCTGCGTCCGTTTCGTGTGCTCGTACAGGCATCAACGCCTGCTTGCCAAGTTGAATGTTCATTATTCATCCTCCACTTCACTACTCCAATCTAAAGCCTGTCCGCAGTTGTGACAGTGCCTTGCTTTATATTCTTTTTTATCAATAGGCTGTTCGCATTCGGGACATACAAGCCTGAAATCAAAAAAACCGACTAAATCACAAAAGCCAAATTTCTGTTTTAATGGCTTTTTAGGTATCTGCTTTTCAAGTACCCTATGGATTACTTCCCTACACTCAACAAGGCCTTCTCTTGATATTGATTCTCCTTTATAAACGAAAGAAAAATCATCTATAAGTGCATTTGCTTCTTGAATTGTCATTCTTTTGCCTCGCTTTCAAGCCACTTTTGAATAATCTCCGAATCTTCAAGATCATAACAACAGTCATAAATTTCATTGTCGTTACAGCAGTCTTCAAATGGACAGTAATTACAAACGTCACATGACGTAAACATGGCGATTGCATGTGCCATTTCCTCAACGCTCATATTTTTGATTCGCTCGTAATTTGTCATTCTTTTTCCTCCATTCTCGGCGGGTATGGAAGCTCTCGCCAATGAGCGACCAATTTAATTGTTGTTCCGTATATATCAAACCAAACGTGTAGTTCCGGGTTATACCAGCCACAACACACGCCTCCCCAGTTCGTGTACACAACCACAATTCTAAGCGTATCTGGAAGATTGTCCTTAACGCTGATCCAACCGTCCGGCTGGTGGTGGCTCGTCATTCCTGTACACATTGTCCGTCCTCCTTATCCGTCTACATGCAATAAAATGCAGGGCTTCCAGAAATCATCGTACTCATTGACTGTTTGTTCCACGAGGGTATTGAATTCATCGTCTGACAGATCCCGGTACTGTTCTTCTCCAGCCAGAACATCCGCCACATCTTCTTCAAAGTCATCTCTGTCTGTGTAGCACTTACACTCGTCTATTTGCTGTTCGCAGTCAAGAAATTCTCCTTTTTCCACACTTACATGGCTGCAACTCATATAGAGGTAGTCACCGTTGTTCGCATTGTCTCCGGCAAATACCAAAATCGGCAAATCTGGGTTTTCTACAATGAGCTGTTTTAGTTCATCTGCAGAGTGCAACAGACCGGTCGGTTTTCTTTCTTCGAGAGTCATTATTTTTCCTCCTCTACGCTCCAATCCAACGCTTGACCGCAGCTGTAACAATAATTTCCCTTTACGCACACAAAGATCTCGCAATCGTAAAGTTTAGCCACAAGCTGGCCGCAATTAGGACAATAACATTCTTGCATTCCGAGAATGTTTCCGACGCTTTCAAGGATCTCAATTTTTTTTGGTTTCTGCTTCTCGAGCGCAGCAATCGCACACTCTTCCTCCATGAGTTGCACTTTGTTTCTCCTGCGCTTGAAATAGAAAAGCGCTTGCTCAAATTTCATTTGTCTTTCTCCTTTCAGTCACTTTAGATATTCTGGTATTTCAAATCGGACTTGCCGTGGATCGTCTCCGACCCACCACATCATCACATCTTCTGGACTGTTCCAACTATCACGATTGTCAAGTCCAGCTTTGTCTCTCGCTTCAAGCATTCTCTTGAATGCACGCAAATAGTTGTCGCGGTACTTTGGGTATCCGATGAGATCTTTTTTCATTCCATTTCCGCCCTGCATTGGACAACCAATGCAACCAATCCTTTTGTTTCCACATTGATATAGCGGATTCGACTTACAGCCATAATGCCCCAAGAATGCCCAAACATCATCGTCTGTCCAATCAATAATGGGGTTAACCATCGTTGATGTCGTTCTATAGCAGTGTTCAACCAACCTGCGGCTTTCGTCGTTGTCCGTGTTTAGGACAATCCCTCCCTTTGGAGTCTCTTCATACTCCGCTTGCAGATCCTCAGCCAGAGCCATTGTTGATTTCGGCTTGCCAATCATCTTGACAACACCACCATTTTGCCTCCTCGCCAAAGACTCCGCCCAGCGTACACCTGTTATTTTTATTTGGCCTTTTCCGCCTCTCTCTTTGAGTTCTGAACAACAGTAGCGAGAAATTCTTGTTGGTGGATATTTTTTATTCTCGATCAATTTC